CCACCGCCCGAAAAATCACAAACCCAATTTTTCTTATAACTGCCGGTTCGCTCCGGGGCCTGGGCCGCTATATCTTTTCTTAGTCCCTTGCCGCACTCTTCCACCGCTTTGTTTACGGCGATTTTTGCATCGTCTGTATAATCTTGCAGCACTGCAACAAGTTCGGTAGTAAAATCAGACCCGGCCACCGGCTCCCACCTCGCTTTCGTCGAAGTTAAGCAGGATTGTGGGGTTTTCCAGGGTAAGGTCCATACACTCCGGGATCGTATCAAGAATCTTTTGGGCCTGTAATACGGTGTACTGCTGGTCCTCAATGACCACGAAAACGCCCGGTTTGATAAAGTCCATCCTGGGTATGCGTATCAGCTTTTGGACCGTGTGGCCCGCCTGCTCTGCTTCAAAATTGCGCTTGATGCCTACAGTCCGTTCCTGGAACCGTACATTCCCCAGCAGTAAGGTGGGTTTTTTGGTCTTGTCCAGTTGCCAGAGGGCACACACGCCGTCGTTAAAGTTTTCAAACTGTACTTGTTTCTTTGCCACAGCCGAATCCCTCCACTAAGCGCAAGTTAACAATTTCCGCGCGGTAGTCCTCTTCAAACTCAGCGCGGCGCTTGTTAACGATGTACCAGGCGCAATTTATCAGCAGGCCGATATACTCCGGGCCGGTCAGGTCAAGCTCTGGGCTGCCCGCCCTGGCCCGGAGAAGGGCTTCTGCTTCCTCTATGGCAGCTTCCACGTCTGCTTTCTGCTTTTCGTCCAGTTCCCAGGTGTAGCCCATGCGGTTAAGCGCGCGGGCGTATACCTGTTCTTTGGTCAATACCGCCATAGTTTAGCCCTCCGGGTTAAGCCTGTTCCTTAGTGGCAACAGTACCGGCAACCTCCACAATGGTGGACACAATGGCTTCCAGATTGGAAACATCCAGCAGCAGGAAAGCGTACTGGTCCAGGGGGCGGCCATTGCCGTGCAGCTTTGCCTTGTAGGCGCGCTGATCCTCCAGGAACTTTACAGAATCGTCGGCCACGATAGTGCCCTGCTTACCAGCGGGGCCGATGCCGATAAAGTAATAGGGGGCGATACCGATAACCGCTTCACCCTTTGCCAGAGCGGCAGACTGGAAGATTTCGGCAGGAATGGGCAGCACATTGGTCATGTACTGGCCGCCAACCAGCAGGGTGGTGGCAGCAAAAACCTTTTCCCAGTAGTCGAAGGGGTTAAAAATGATGATGATGTCGCGGGGATCCACAGCGCGGGCGGTTGCGCCGGTGGTGTCGTTGGGGTCGCGGGCCAGTTTTGCCAGCAGGCCGCCCATGGTCTTAGCGTCCAGACGCTTGACGGGGACGGGGGTCTGCTTGGGGTATACGCCATCCTGGACGGAAGCGGAAGGGGAAATGTCGCGGACCATGCCGATGGGTTCATCCTTGCCGGTGCCTGCCACACAGCCGCTTTCCAGGGCGAAGGCAATGGCTTCGGACAGGGTTTCCCGTGCGTAGGTGTCCATCCATTCGGGACCCAGGTCTACCAGGTCCATGGAAATAGCCATGAAGGCGGACAGCTTGCACATGGTAAGGGCGATTTCCTGGACGCCGCCCTCAATTTCCTTCTGTACCGCGCCGGTGATCTTGCCCCAGGCGGCCAGCTGGGCGGGCTTGGCGTTGACCAGAATACGGGTCAGATATGCGGTATTGACGAAGTTCAGCTTGTCCAGTAAGGGATGATTCTTGCGGATGCTGCCGATGATCCGGTCGACAACGGTCTGGGGCATTGCCACTTCGTAATTTGCGACAGCAGCACGGGGGTCAGCGGACTTCAGCGCCTTAGCCAGACCGTCGTAGTATTCGCGTTCTGCGGTGGTCAGAACATTGGCGCCACGGGCGGCCAGAATGGTAGCGTCCTGGTTGCGGGCGTCGATTTCCTCGGCGGCGCGCTGCAGGACGGCTTCGTTCATGCCGTCAAAAAATGCGGTCATAGCCTGGGCAATCTCTTCGGGATTGCCGGACTTGAAAGCAGCGGACAGGGTGGTTTCGTGCTGCTTCTTAACCTGGGCAAACAGGTCGTTGCTCTTGATTTTCATGGTTACATTCCTCCATTCATTTCATTACTGCCGCAAGAATATTGTTCAAGCAGCTAGTTTCTTCGGGTTTGGGGTCTGCCGGGGGATCGACAGGCGCAGGGGCAGGGACGGGCGGTTCCGGGGTCGCCATAACCGCCGAAATGGCCGCAGCCATAGCAGCGGGAAGGTTGGGAAGTTCCCGGCGCCGGAAGGCAGCGTGGGCCTGCTGGTACTGCTTTGCAGCGGTTTCCAGGTCGGCGTCCTGTTCCGCGTATTCATCCGCAAGGCCGTACTGGATGCACTCTTCGGCACTCAGCCAGGTTTCGCCGTCGGTCAGTTCTTCCAGCTTTTCCTGGGTCAGCTTGCCGCCCGCCTTGACAATGTAGCTTTGCAGCATAGCCGCGTTGATAATATCCAGATCGTCGGCAGACTTCCGCAGGTCTTTGGAATTGCCATACACGGCCCAGGCTGCATTATGTACCATCATGGTGGTATTGCGGGGCATTACAACTTTGCTGGCCGCCATAGCGATGATGGACGCAGCGGAAGCAGCAAAACCGTCAATGTAGGCCACCACGGTGGCAGGGCACCGGCGCAGGGCGCTATAAATGCCCAGCGCTTCCTTGACGCTGCCGCCCATGCTGTTGATATACAGGTTTACGGTGTCGCCTTCCTTTACGTCTTTCAGATTTTCCACGAAATACCGCTGGCTGGTGTTGCTCTCCACCCGCTCCCAGGTATATGTATCGTAGTTGAACCGGCGGCCATCCGGCTGAATGTCGTCCGTGATATAGAACTCAAAGACGCGCCCGGTCGCCATGGCTTTGACCTCATGGCGTACTTTCATAGGAATCAAGCTCATGTGTTTTCACCTCCTTTCAATGGGGTGTTGACCGCTTCCATGTTTTTGGTGCGGTGGTAGGTGTTGGCCCATTCTGCCAGAATCGGGTCAAGGCCAACCAGCCCACGGCTTTCATTGGTGTTGACCATGGCGTCCTGTATCAGCTTGTCCAACTTAACCGCAACGTCGAAAATATCAACGACGCGGATGTGGGTCATGTCAATACGGGTATGCCAACCGTCCAGAATATGCCGCCCGTACTGTTTGCGGTTCACTTCGGTTTCCACCGTCAAAACCACAGGTTTTACGCCAAATGTCAAAAGGTTTTGGACAGCTTCGTCCTGGTTGGTAACATCACCGCGCAGAAGGCACGGGGGGCAATGGTAGACATTGCAAGCCCGGTCCTGGGCCTGCCGCATAAGGCTTTCCATGTCGCCCACTTCTCCGTTGATTTTCTGGGAAGCTGGGCCGTCATGGGGGACGTACTCATAGCCATCAAACAGAGGGATAACGGCGTTTTTGTTTTCAAAAAACGCCTTGAATCGGGTCTGCATGATCCTGGCCACGTCGTCTTCGTAGTTCTTGTTTTTGGTGGCATTACCGGAAATTTTCAGCACGCCGCTGCGGCCACCGCTATGCTTGTACTTGTCCAGGGCTTCGGCCATTGCGTCAGCATATAACCCGTTGATCCGGTGCAGCAGTCCGGCGGCGTCCTGGTTTGCAAGTCGGAAGTAAAATACTTCCTCTTCCTGCCGGTCGCCGTGGAGCGTTAGGCCGTTGCAGGTGATCCCGGTATATCGGTTAGGCCGGAAGGCGTATACATCACGCCCGAAGCTGTCAGCCAGGTACACGCTGCCGTCTGCCCTCTGGATAACCAGCGCTTCGTTAAACCGCAGCAGCCGGGCAAAAAGCAACCGCCGGAAGAAAAAGGCGTTTTCGTTCTGGTTCGGCTCTACATTCCACCTGTACCAGTCTTCCGCCTGGGTGTATACACCGGCCTGGTAAGTTCTCCATTCGCACATTGCAGCGGTAGACGCCACAAGGTCGATAACGGAAAACAGGGCGATTTCCTCAACGTTCAGCCTGGAAGCAGCGGACCCGGTAAGGCCGGATTTTACTACGATATTCCCGTCTTTGTCCCGCTCTCCGAAGTCCAGCAGGTCGGCCAGAAAGTCCGTAAATCTCATGTTGTTCTCACCTCCTTTCCAGGCAATAAAGGCAGCCGGTGGGCCGCTCAGAAGATAAACACGCCCGGAAGCTGGGAAACGTCGGGTAATACCTCGAAAATGTCTTCGTGTTTATTGGCGACGATGAAAGCCGCCACAAGGGCCATAAAACCGTCCGTTTTCCGGGTTTTCGGCTCTATCTTCTCAAAGGTTATATTTCCGTTGCCGTCAATCTTCCGGCAGGCGTTATTCGTATACCATCGCATTGTCATGGAATCGCCCCAACGGATTTTATGGGAAATGAAAGCACTGATAAGGATCGGCGCAACCTCGGAAACTTCCGGTTTATATGTCAATTTGATATTGCCGCGCTTCGGGTCTGGGTCCCACCCGCTTTCCTTCAAGGTCTTACGCATGAGCGCAACACGGAAATGGTCGATTGCGCCGAAGCGTATATCGTTCTGTAGGGCCTGCTCTTCGATCCAGGCCACCGGGTACTCCGTCGGTATTTGCGGTTCGTCCACCAGGGTGGCTTCCTGCCGGGCCACGGCTTCCATGTAGGGAAACTGAATCCGGGGCAGGGTTGGGCTTTGGGTACAAATCCAGCTATGGACTTTCCAGCACCAGACGTCACCCACTTTCCAGAGGATGCCCGCCGCCACAAAGTCGCGCGTGTCGGCGTAGTCGATGCCGAAAACAGCGGTATGTACTTCGTCTGGCTCTCCGGGCGGGTATGGCTGATTTGCGGCCATAATGTTGTCCCAGCTGGTGACTTCCGTTTCGGTGTTGCCCTGGGGGCGGTTCATTCTTTTGGTTGCGAACGCGGAATGGCTGGCCGGGTCCTGTTTGTATTCCTCATACTCCAGCAGCATTTCTTCCCGAAGTTCCTGCCGGGTGGGATCGTTCAAAGACGGGTTTGCTTTGGCCCAGGCTTCCGGCTGGTGGATCTCTTCGTCGCTGTCCAGGCGGCAGAAGAAATATAACCAACCGTTGTCCGGCTCCGTGCCTTGCAGCACTTTAAGGCCCTTTGTCATGTATCGGTCAAGTGGACCGTCCCGGACGTTGCCCTGGGTAGAAATGTAAGTACGCCGGGGCATAGGCCGCTTGCCCAGGCCGGTGACAGCAACATCCAGCAAGGCGCTGTTTATGTAGGCGTGTAATTCGTCAAAATCAACTTTACCGGGGCGTCCGCCGTCTTTTGAATTGGGGGCGCGGGTGTAGTACTTTATCCGGCTTTTGGTTTTCCGGTTCTTTATTTCCTCTTTGTTCCAGGTGAAATACTTCTCAAAGTACCGTTTG